CCCACCCGCGCCACCGTTTCCATTTCCACTATTTGATCCAGCGCCACCCCCGCCACCACCGCCACCAGACCCAGACGAACCGCTACCAGCATTTGCGCCACCCGCGCCACCAACGCCAGAATAGCCAGCCGCACCGCCTCCACCATTACCGCCAAATGAAGATGAAGATGTGCCAGCAGAACCGCCAGATGCACCGCTATCACCAGCCGTAATATTTCCTGAAGATGGTCTTGTTCCACCCGTTGCTCTTACCACACAAGTAGCGGCAAAATATGAAGCCCCACCCGCGTTATTACAAGAATTACCAGCGCGACCTACCACAACAGTATAAGAATTTCCTGGCGTAACAGAATAGTTATTTTTATATGCTAAACCACCGCCACCGCCACCATAAGAGCCATAAGAGCAAGCACAACTTCCACTATCTCCAGCGTTACCACCGCCACCACCGCCAACAACGACAGCAGAAACTTTAGTAACACCAGCAGGGGCGACCCATGAAAAAGTCCCAGACGTTGTGTAAGATTGGGAACTCGGAGGCGGGCCAAACGATCTTAGGTTTTGGTATACAGCTTGTAATGCACCACTCATGTTAGTCCACTCCCTGAAATTAACCAAGTTGTTGAAGTCATTTTAATTGCAGTTGCCGACCCATATTGAGCCAAACTTCTTGATCCAGTAGTACCAGCAGAACTTAAATACATTGTGTCTGTGGTAATTGCAATTGTTACCACTTGGCTTGTCATATTGATAAATGTCAAAGCAGTACCAATTGGGTAAGCCACAGAGCTGTTTGCGGGAATTGTGTACGTTCTTGCATTTGCATCAGTTGATGGGTGAAAAATGTGCTTACCAGCATCAGCAAGAACTAATGTGTATGCGGCTGATTGACTATTTTGTGGAATATTTAAAAAACCAACGCTATTTGTTCCATCTACGGTGCAATTGCTTAATGTGCCACTCGTAGGTGTGCCAAGAATCGGTGTAACAAGTGTCGGTGAGGTAGCAAAAACATTAGCACCGCTACCAGTTTCATCCGTCAAAGCAGCCGCTAAGTTTGCACTTGATGGGGTTGCTAAAAAGGTTGCGACACCCGTTCCCAAAGATGTTAGACCCGTACCACCATTAGAAGCCGCCAAAGTACCCGCAACAGTAACAGCGCCACTTGTTGAAGTTGATGGGGTTAATCCTGTGCTACCAAATGAAATACTTGAAACACCTGAAACAGTTGATGGGTTAATCAATTGAAACCGAGTTCCATCGTATTCAATGATGTAAATTTGACCACTTACAATATCGCCCGCAGATAAAGCGGTTGAACCTTGTTTTGTGATGCTTTTAGCACCCAAGCTATTTATGTTAATTGTTGCCGCGCCCGTATTTGTAGCAGCCGCAATAAATGAGAATTTATTACCCGTGGCATACGCGGCAAGGGCGGGCGTTAAAGTGCCCGTCAATGTGTCTGTACCCGTAACGGTTGCAATGGTAGTTGCGCCAATTTGCAATTGACCATATTGAGCCGCATCGGTTGCGGAAGTTCCCGCACCTAAACCCGTTATTTTGAACGTCCCCATTGGGATGTTTGCGGTAGGTGTGGTTTGTCCATCTTTGGTCAATGCGGTAGTTAAACCCGTAGCCAAATCAGCGGTCAGCAAATTAAATGCCGTGCTAGTGATGGTTGTGCCTGTAACAACGGGCTGACCCGCTGTGTTGATATTGAACGTGCCCGTACCGTTGTAACTCATTTTGTTTCCTTATCTTCCGTATTGGTCAATGTTTTGCCCAATTATTGAGCCACCACCCGTTTGCATTTGCGTTGATCTTTGGTTTAAAGCACGAATCAAAGCCTTTGTGTTCTCTACTTCTAACTGACCCGTTGGGCCACGCAATAACAACATTTTAGCTAGTTCATTGCGCGTTGTCTCGGGCATTTGATTGATAACTTGACCAATCCTATTTTTGACATTTACCGCCTCGCCCGCAGCCGCCATTGGACTACCCGTAGCCGCATTTGCCACCGCTTTGCCCGCAGCCATTGTGGTTGGCATAACGCCCAAATCTTCAGCGCCCGCCATTCTAGAGAAAGTCCCCGAGCCTCTACCCACTTGCTCTAATGGCTTCAATCTAGCTTCTTTGGCAACATCTTGAGCAAATCTTTGATAGTTGTCGCCAAATATCTCTTTGAGCCTGTTGCTAGTGGCGGGTTCTTTCCACATCTTCAACAAAGACGTTTGCCCCGCTTCCGTGCCAACTTTTTCTTTTAAAGATTGCAACGCACCTATGCGAAAAGCCTCTAGTTCGCTTGCCGACATATTTCCCATCAAGTCGGACAATGCAATATCGTCTTGCTTCATGGCGGTTCTGCCCTTGACAACGGCATTGCCTAGCTGTGATGGCCCCGCATAAGCATCCAACGCTTGACGGTAAATTGAGCCATTTTTATCACTAGGCGATAAGGCTTCAAGTTTCTTTGTCAATGCCACTCGCAAATCATCGTATGCTCGGCTTGTGTTTGTCGCTTTGCCAAACTCACCACGGGCCGATTCGCCCATGTCGTAAAGTGATTGTTTAACAAGGTCTAAAGCATTAAGAGGGACATCATCGCCCGCTTTTAGCTTGGATATATCAAGTGGCAATTTTCTATTTAATTCGGTCAACAACTCGGCTTTACCATGCGCAGACCTTGAGGCTTGAATCAATTTTTGCAAATCATCGTCAACTCTGACCGACACGTTTTCAAGTTGTTTGTATAAAGGATCAGCAGTAGCTTTTTTAACCGCAGTCAATGCGTCTAATGTGGCTGTGAAACCCTTACCTTGAGTTCCTAGAGCCTCGTCAGCGGCATTTGCAAGGCGTTCGGGTCTGAATGTCTGTTGCTCACGAATTCTGCGCTCTACAAGCGTTTTGGCTTGGCCTGGCATCGATGCCAACACATCCAATTGAGCCAAAGCACTTGGGCCACCCGCTTGCGCAATACTTGCGTTAGGGTTTAGCCCCATTTCACGCTCAACACGGCTCAAAATGGTGTTTGAACCATCCGCACTTGACCCACGTTGTAAGGCTTGAGCAAGTTTAATTCGTGCCGCTTCTTTGGCGCTTTCAGGAATGTAGCGCTGTGCAACATTGCTACCCACGTTATAAACGCCCTGTCCCGCGCCCGATAGAACACCGCCCGAGGCGGCAGCGATTGCACCTTTTTTGGCAATATCTTGAGCATATTCCGTGGGGTTAGTCACGGGGTTAATGTCGGATGCGCCAACGGCTGAAATAGTGCCTTGCGTACCCGCCATTTTTGCCGCCATTGCCATTTTCTCAGCGGCAGACAATGCGTCAGCGGTTTGTTTGGCTTTACTTGCCATTCCAAAAGGCGTGAGCAAAAGTGGCAAACCACCAACTACCTCGCTTGCAAATGCCGTTTTGGGGTTGGTTTCCCTAAATTGTTCATTTACGCCTTTGATGTAATCGCGTGTATTGGCATAAGTTTCGGTTGGATTGGCCTCCATGCCACGTTGCAAGATGTCCAATCCCGCAGCGCCCGCACCCGCAATCTTTGGTGCAAAGTTAAAAGTCAAACCTTGAGCCGCTGCCAAACCCATTTTGCTTGGCATGGACAAGTCGGCTTGGCGGCCTTGCACCATTGCGGGTGATTCAACCGTTTGATCTACTGCGGGCCTAGATGTTGGGCTTTGCGTAATCTTGACAATTGCGGCATTAACTTGGTCATCCGACATCGTGACGGGAAAGTTAACAGGCCCAAAGTTGGGAATCTCTACGGTTTTAAAGGCTTCGGACATTATTCAACCCTTCCTGTTGCGGGATTGTAGGTCGGAACTCGTCCCTTGCCCGCCTTGGTTGCGGCATTGTTCATGCCCGTTTGGATAGCCTCTCTAAACTTAGACATTGCGGCTCTAAACGCATCGGGGGATTGCGCGGTTGAGGCTTCCGTCAATGCTGCTGTGGCCTTTGTTCCCTCAATCTCGGAAATCGCGCCACTTCCCTTCATGCGTTGAACCGCCTCAAGGAAAGCGCCACCTTTAACTTGGTCATACATGGCTTTAAAGTCAGCGCCTTGAGTGCCGCCTTGGAATGGCTTGTATTCAAAAGGAATAGCCGTTCCAACAACATCTTTTAAACCTTTGTGTTCAGGAACAATGACTTTGCCATCCGCACCTTTTACACCAATCATTTGGTCAATTGTACTAATTAAAGTTTGACCTTGTTGCATCACTTGTGGCAATGCTTGTGCCGCAGCTTGTTGGTCTTTCAATTGAGCAACTTGCAACTCTTGTTGGGCTTTGGGAGACAAAGCAGCAGCCAAGGCTTGATTAGGCGAGACAGGAGGCGCAACAAGCCTTGCTTGGGGTTGCATAGGCGGTGCAACGGGTCTTGGCATGGCGGCCTGTGGAACGGGTTGTGCCAAAGGTTGCGCCAAGGGTTGTTGGACGGGTTGAGCCAATGGTTGTGCAACGGGTTGAATTGCTGCGGGATTTGGCACGCCACCCGCTTTCATTCCCGTGTTAAAGAAAAGTTCAGCAGAACTAATGCCAAGTCTTGCGGCTTCATTAGCAAGAGACGCCTTTTGATTTGCACTCAAACTATTAAATGCACGATCAGAAATAGCACGCTCTTGCGCCAATCTTGCTTGAGTATCTGCGCCAACTGCGGGCACTAATAAGGAGAAGTCATTACCACCACCCGCTGTAAACGCTTTCAAACTCTCAGGCGTAAATTGGGCGGGGTTGACATTACCAAAAGGAGACTTTGCATTAGCCGCAAACATTTTTTCGCCCGTAGCGGGGTTAAATGCAACATCACCTTCTTTAAGCACCAAAGGCGCTTTGGGTGCAAGTTGGCTCATGTACATATTCATGGCTTGTTGTTGCATACCAGGCGTTTTGAACTCGCCAATCAACGATGGGTCAAGAATACCCGCTGCCTTTGCGGGCATGGCGGGCAAAGTAAACGCCTTTTGTTGGTCGGGTTGCATCTGCGCAAATGATGACGCAAGGTTTGGATTATCCGCAAAATCGCTTGCCGTTGGCTCTTGCTTGACTTCGGGTGTAGCCCCTTTGCCTTTTAAACCTTCAATCAATCGTTGAATGTCGGAAGATGTGTCGGCTCGGTATTGCTCACCCAACGCTTTTTGTTCCTCTTTCAAACCTTCTTGCTTTTTGTTTACCAAGTACATTTGAAGCACTTTAGCCAAACCTTGAACGGGGCTAATCGGGGCTTGAATGCCTTGATATGAACCCGCTTGAACAGGCTCAAATGCCTGTTGTTGCAGAATCTCAGCCATTTTCTGTCTGCGATCCAACTCTTGTTGTTGCAACTGATAAGGGTTTGCAACATTAAACTGTTCGTATTGATTAGCCATGTTTTTACCCGTTCAATAAACCGTAGTTGACCATTTTGTAACCGCTTGGGTGCATCAAGACCGCTTCGGGCATGACTTTCTCAACCTCATCGGCCATTACGCCTTGTTGACGTCCACCAAAGATGTCATATTCATAAAGACCAATGCCAAGTTTGTGAGTGCCAATGCGCTCAATGTTTGATTTCAATCTGCGATCAGATGGGAAAACCAAAGGCGCTGCCGCACCCGCAAGGCTAAACAACCCACTTGTTGTCGCATTAGCACCAGATTGCTGAATGCCATACTTTTGCATATCAGCCGCGCCTTGTGCTTGCGCTCCCGCAAATACGGGGGCGGGGGCAATACTCGTTGGGTTGTAACCTTGGAATTGGGGCATTTGCAACTGTGAACCACTCATCAAACCCGTGATTTCATTCAAGGGTTGATTGCGCAAGGCAAGTTGAGTTTGCAAATCTTGTGTAGCCGCACTATTACCAAACTGTGCTGCACCAAGATTTTGGTTGTATTGCTGAAGTTGCGCGGCATTAGCCAACTGTTGTTGTTGCGCTGCGGTATTTTGATTTTGCTGTATTGCCGCATTTGCCGCATTAGAGGCCGTCAATCCTTGACCAAAGTTTTGGGCAATCGCTTGATTTTGTGCTTGTTGATTTTGCAAATTAGCACCAAAACTTGCCAATTGCGCTTGATTGCCAAATTGACCCGATTGAAGTTGTTGGTTAAAACCTTGGCCTTGAGCCGCATTTTGCGCTTGTTGAGCCGCTAAAGCATTGCCAAAGTTTTGTTGTGTTCCAGTATTTCCAAATTGACCCGTTGCCAAGGCTTGATTAAAACCTTGTTGATTTGCCGCAGTATCTAAGCTAATTCCTTGCAAAGCCGCTTGTGTCAACAAATCATTTTGTTGTTGGCTTTGATCCAACATAGCGTTTTTATATGCCTCACCGCCCACCACCAAGCCTTGATTTGCCAAGTTTTGAGCATTGAATTTTTGTTGGCGCTCCAACTGAGGGGCAAGCCTTGCCATGATTGCCGCTTGTCCCGTAGTGCCCGCATTGACGGGCATTTGGGCAACATTGCTCAAATCTAACTTGTTGTTGGCAAGATAATTTTGGGCGTTTAAGTCTTGATTTATTTTGCCAATATTATCAAGTGATTTTTGCAAATTGACGCCTTCAACGCCTCCTTGCGCTAACCCATACTTATCTGCCGCAATTGATGAAGCAGTACCATATTTGAATAAATCAGGCGCGCCTTGTATTTTTCCAGAATCAGCAAGTGATGTGGTAATACCTGGGCCTGTGTATTCAAACGGCTTGCTAATAATATTTTGCGCAGTTGTAAGACCCGTTTCGCCAAGATTTGCCAATCCTTTTTGAACACGTTGTTGCGCTTCTAACGTAGCTTGTGCCGTTGGCGTTAAATTTTGTGTAATCGTTGGTTGATTGGTGATGGGATCAAACGTAACGGTTTGCCCACCCAACGGGCCGCTAACATTGGGGTTGTTTAAATAACCCTGAAGTAGCGCTGTCTCTTTGTTTGCTTGGCCTTGGGCCGTAGCCGCAGCCGCGTAATCGGGGGTTGCGGGCGCATCTGGTTGAGGGCATAAGAAAGCCATATTTATTCCTTAAATTCGTATGTTTCGCCTGATGGCTCATAGTTTGCTCTTTCAAGCAAAACGCTCAAATCTTGATTTTTCTTGTGGCTAATCATGACTTGACTTACACCATTTATTTTGAGCATTTGCCCCGCCAACTTGAGCAATTTGCAAATTCCAAGACCGCCTCGATGGTCGGGCAGAACATAGTAGAAAACATCTAACGCTTGCATTGCGCCATAAAAAGGTGATCTAAACACCATAAATCCCGCATGACCCGCCAATTCACCCGTTTCGGTGCGCAAAGTAAAGTATGCAAAATTGCCCGTCTTTTCTAGTTCAATCATGCCGCCCAAATCGCTTCTTAGATTGGCATTACCATAAAGTTCAGACCAATGTTTTCCAATAAGCACCACGGCTTCGGCTGAAACATCTGCAAATCTTTCCATCTTTGCGTTCATATGCCCGCCCATCCTTGTTGGAAAACCACATCGGTTGAGGCCCACTCAATTTGCAAGCCTTGTGAGGCCGATTTTAATTGAATCCCCGCGCAATAGCCAATCCCCGTAACGCCTTGCCAATTGTTTGTGATAATTGTGCCGCCCGCCCACAATGAGTTATCCCAAAGAGATGAATCCCACAAACCGTAAGTGGTTGGGCTAAAGGTCAAGTTTCCCGTTGTGTTAGATACATCAAAATCGACATTGATACCAACCAAAATTGAGGGGTTTCCATCCGTAAAAATAGATGGTCTTGCCCGTGTAAAGTATTTCTTTACACCGCGATTGTCATAATAATTAAACGCTTGCAAAGCGACCGCATTGATGTCATTGATGTCATCGGTAAAGCCATCCCAAGCCAAGCCAACATAACCATTACCACCAAAGTAAGGATTGTCGTTAAATGTCTCCCAACAATTAGCGGCCCATCCCGTAAACCTTGTCCATGACTTTGTGATGGTGTTCATCACAAATTGTTCTTGTACACCAAGGCCAACGGGCACATTGATCCATAAAGCATTGTTTTTGGCGTGATATAGCAAAGCCCAACCAAATGAGTCTTGATATAGACTTGTCGCCTCGGTAATAGCGCCTTGAATCTTGTCGGATAAATTGACCCTTGGATCAAGTCGGCTTGATTGCAATGCGGAGGCCAATGGCAATAAGCCGTCTAAACTCAAGATCAGTAGGTCGCCACCGTACTTGTACAAACAACGCCTAGAAACGGGCGCTCCTAGCTTCCAAACGCCCGCTAAAGCCCAAGTGCTTGCGGAAGCGGGGTCTGTGCCTCGGTAAACAATAATCTCGCCCTGTGACGTTACAAACACAAGGTTATCGTCAACGCCATAGCCCGCATCAATTGTCCATGCGCTAAGAGAAACAATGTAGCCACCCATTCGGGCAATAGAACTCAAGTCTAAAACCTCGGCAGCGCCACCAACCGAATTGGTTGGCAAATACCATGCTTTTAGGCTTTCTTTTTCAACAAACCAAACACGGTTTTTAAACAACGTGACATTGTTGAGTTTGTTGGTAGTTACGCCCGTGATAGCAATCGGTGAACTTGATCCGTTAATGCTTGACCATGTTGTGCCGTTGTAAAGCAATGGGTCATCTACGCCATTGCAAGCGTAGAGGAAACTACCTCCCGCTGTTGTGACGTTGATATGCTCAAAACGGCTATTGGTTAAGCCCGACTTTTCAGCCGCGCCAACCGCGCCTTTAGTGGTGCAATCATAGATGTTCCCACCAGCAATCCCAAACAATTTGCTTACAGAACCCGTTTCATAAGCCATCACGGTGTCAACTTGACCCGTAATCCCCGTTGACCATTTGCTATATCCACCGCGCAAATTTACACTTGAAACGGTTGGAAAGAAATTAGTCATTGTCACCGCATCGGTTGGTGACATATTTGCCAATGAATCGCGAACATTCCAACCGCCAATGGGCGCGGGAATGCTTGCTACGTTAGCGGCAGTTCTTTGAGCAATTTTTGGCATTACGGTGATGCCCCATATCCACTATCGGGGATGTTGTCATAGCCCACTAGAATTGTGCCTGGCCTTGGCGCAAACGACAAATTAGCCGCAGACATATCCAAAGCAATTGCAGCTTCCATTTCTTCCAAATAGTTGCGATACATTGCCGTTGTGTCAAAACCTTTAGCCTCAAAATACTTCAGCTTGGTCGCTAGAACCATCAAACGGTCAGGATAGATGCAAGTATCGGAATCATTGGTAAACGATGTTTTTGGAATATCCGTTGAACTATTCGCCCAAGCATTAGAACGATATTCGTAGCCCAAAAACTCAGCGTTAGAGAAGCCAGGCCATATTTGGAAATACTTGCTAAACAAACGCCACCGAATCCGTGGGCCTGTGGCGATGTAACCCGACAGCAACCATTCCCATTGTTGGGCATCTTCAGGGCCAAGCATTTCCCAATGCTTATCCTTATCCCACATTGTCCTTGGAATAATGGCCTCATAGTCGCTAGGAAACGCATACTTCATCTTTTGGAAGTACACGGTCGCATCGGTTGCGGCATATGTTGTTCTTCTATTGATGGTGACGGATGTGCCCGAGTCCACCGTTTCAATAAAGGTGTTTTGGTCGATTCCCGTGCCGACCACCATATAGGTGCTATCTAAACCACTTGTCGATGGAATACCCGTAATGGATGTTCCATCATCGCTCCATGTGCCCGTAGTGGTCAAATATTCGGTATAGAACTGCTTTTGCTTTGTAAGCGTTCGCCAAGGATGTTTGCGCAAGAATTCGTATCCACTTGCGTTCATTAACGCAAGAATTTGGATAACGTCTTGATTAGTATTTCCAGCAACACTTGTCGGTGTTGACACGCCTAATTCATTGGTAACTTGCTGCACTAACTGGAGCATAGTGCTAGACATAATTTACACCTCTTTTTTAGGGCGGCCTCTTGCTTTTTCAGACAACAAGGCTTTCATTTGCTCTTGTAATTCTTTCAATTCAGAACGGGTTTGCTCTAATTCAAATGAACTTTCACTTTGATTGCGTCTAAGCAGATATGCTCTTGCCTTCTCACGCAATCCAACAGCGCCCATTCCTACGCGCTGCAATTGAGCATCACTTGCCGTAGCAACTTGCTCAACTGTTTGAAACTTTAGAATTTGCAATTCAGCCATTTGGCTGTCTGTAAATTCCTCAGGGCGGTCTAGATGCCAATTTTGCAAAGTTGTGCCAATGATCGGCCCACCTTCTGAGTTTTGCATTTGATAGTGCAACCATTGACGGGGAAAGCGCTCTTTATGGTCATCACGAACGGGTTGTTCAATGATGTTGTACTTATCGCCTGGAACCATAATTCGCACAAACGGAATGTCTTTATATGGTGCTTTGTCAAATGTATAAAACTCAACATGCAGATGTGTATCTGCGTTTGCAATATCGGAATCTAGTGCCATTTTTTATCCTGTGGGGATTAAGCTGAAGTGACGGATGCCCAAGTTGTTGCGCTTGGAGCAAAAAGAATCATACTCTTTGCAGTTGCCAATGTAACAGATGTTGCTGCTGCATTGATTGTTGAACTTGTGTTGTAAGGGTAAACAGTAATCGTTTGACCTGAATCATTACGAATACCGATCATTGCGCCCGCTTCTGTAGGAGGCAATTTAACGCCCGTAGAAGCAGATGAAGTTGTGATTGTGTTGAACACAGCCGACAACAGTTTTGCATCAGCGGCAGTTGAACCCGTTGCAACAACGCCAACAGCGCCATCGCCCGCGATAGAGAGTGTAGACAAGGGTGAGTTACCCGCGCCAAGAATTCGTGATGGGATAGCCATTTTTGTTCCTTAATTAAAAAGAGGCGGTTTTTATGCCGCCCCTTTTATTTTACACAGATGCTTTAGAGAACCATGCAACATTACCAGAAACTAGGTCAACTGCGGGCGATGTATAAGAACCGCCTGAAGCTGTTACCAAGAATGTGGTTGCGTTGACAGTACAAGCGGTAGTTGAGGCTGTAATTGATGCATTGGCTTGACCCAACACATAAATTTTGCCATCAGAACCGAACACTTCAGCACCCAAAGGGCCAAATGTAGGAACAGCCGTTCCCGCGCTGTTTGTATTGGTGTTAACGATATTATTAAAGTCAATACCAATGAGGGGGGTGATTGTATATGCCATGTTTATATACTCCTTTAAGCGATCAAGACGCCACAGAACTGTGGGCCTGAGCTTGTTAAGTTACCCGCCCAACCGATCAACTTAACGATGGCATCTTGGTTGACGGCTTGACGCTCGCCACCGATAGGCACAAAGTTGCGGTCAACGTGGGGACGGAACATCAAATATTT